TATAGTAGCTTTAAATCAGTAGAAAGGGGTACGTATGTTTCCATATTTGGTGCCAGATGTTTTGTTATCTGATTCTGAAAAACTATTAATTTCTATAATGCTTCAATGTATTTACTTAACAAACCGCAATATTGAGGAAAATCAATTTACATATACAAACTATGCTGAATTGCTGGGTTGGACAACTCGAAAAGTGAAACGAGTGGTTAAAGAATTAAAAGAAAAAGAATTGCTTTTATCAGTTAAATTAAAACTCCCCAATACAAAAAAACAACCAATAGTTGAGCTACCAAATTTAATTGAAATAGAAAAAGCACACACATTGTATAAAGCCAATACAACCATTCCCCTAAGTACAAATTTATTTAATTTATTTCATAAAAATATCTATAAAAGTGATTATATTTCCATTTTACAGAAGTTCTACACAAATACCACTGCTGGTGGTTCTATAATCATTCCTTTTACAGAAAAAAAGCAAAAACGCCCCACCATTGCAAAACCAAAAGAGGACAATTCTCCCCCTATTAAAATTACCAAAAATGTGCGATTGATGGTTAAATATTGGAATGCTCAACCTGAATTGACAACTTTATATGAATTTGCAAGAGGGAGCCGTTCACATCTACAAACTAAAACATACAAAACCGTTGTGACTGGGCTAAAAAAATTCCTATCTGGTGCATTATACAATAATAAAATAAATATCCCAGATGGGTTTGCCCCCACTGACCAAAAATTCACAGTTGCTGATTTTTGTAAATATGTTGACCGGTTTGTGCAGATTTTAATTGATAGAAAAATAGAACCACAAAATAAGCGTATTTTTCAAAACAGAACCAGTTTATCCTCTTTTTTATTCACTTCATATTCTGGTGCACCATGTATTTTATTAAAATATTGTTATAAAGAGCTGCAAACGGTTGTTCCCTTAACTAATTCAGATGCAGAATTAAATAATATAAAAATTATGTGGTTGAAATTAAACCCAAATGCTGTTTTTTCAAGTAGGGATATGGTGGAATTAGATAAATTTGTAACCTACGCTCTTAAATACTGTTCTACAATACCCAAGTTTAAAACAAGAAGTGGTTCTGTTATAGCTAAAATTAGCGGAGTTGTGGAAGCATCCTTGACTAAAGGGTGGAGTAATGAAAAACGTAGGGGGTTGAAAATCACATATCTAAACACTAATCATTTTAAAGGCAGTTTTGAAGCAGAAATAAAAAGATTGGGGTATTGAAAATAAGTATTGACAAACGCATATTATTATGATATATATAGCATATTAAATGCAGTTAAATACAAAAGAAAGGAATTAATTATGGCTAAAAAAGTGTACGATGTTGTGGTGGAAAAAATTGATGCTGCTATTGAAGAGTATCAGAGTAACATTGATAAAGCAGAATCCGTTGCTGCTGCTGCCAAACGGGCCAGAAAAGCGACAAGTGCTTTAACGCATCTATTTAAAGAGTTCCGTGCCTTGTCTGTAGCAAAGTTCAAAAAGTAGTTGCAGTTTTCTTTCCTTATTCATGGGGCTGGTTGCTACGCCAGTCCCATTTTTATTTTTATGGGGAATAAATGATTAAAGTTACAGAAATTGATACAGGAATAGAAGAGTTGGTTATTGCAGGAATGGTATATTCAGAGCCATTCCTGCAACAAACATATAAAGCCACATTACCAGAATACTTTAATTCTGATGCTGCAAAAATCCTCTGTTCTTGGTGTAGAGAATATTTTGATACAACAGGAACTGCCCCAAAAAACGATATTGAGGAAGTATACGAAGTAAACTCTCCTGATTTGCCCGAAGATTCAGCTATTGTAGTTAAAACCCTGCTTACTTCCATTATTTCCACGTATAAAAATAAAACTTACAATCATAAGTATATTGCCGATAAAGCCCTGCCATATCTTGAATCTAATGCACTACTTCAACTTTCTGCAAACATGCGGATTCTTGTAAAACGAGGGGAATTAGATAAAGCCAGGCAATTACGAGAATTTAGTGTTAAAGAAGTGTTTAAACGAACTACTAAAGTAACGGACATCACTTCATCTGAGGTAACTCAAAAGGTTTTTTCAGAAAAACAACAGGCGATTTTTGAATTTGGGGGTGCGTTAGGAAAATATTTACATCCATTAAAGCGTGGAAAACTAATAGCTTTTCTTGGGCCGCCAAAACGAGGAAAAACATTTTGGTTATTAGAATGGGCATTTCAAGCATACCATAGCGGATGCAAGGTAATATTCTTTTCATTAGAAATGCAGGAAGAAGATATTTACCAGCGGTTTATTGAACGATTAACAGGAAAAGAATTGCTGGATTCTCTTACGGTGAAGAAAAAGAAATACCGAATACCAGTTATGGATTGTGTTAAAAACCAATCGGGGGCATGCAAACGCCCTGATTGCACAAGTCCAGGTACTGCAGTTCTGGACTCTCAAGATAAAATGACCCCCTTTGAAGAAAATAAATTGCACCGTGCTTGTGTGGTTTGTCGAGGAAAGAAAAATAGGTTATTTGAACCGGCATCTTGGTTTGAGGAAGTAGAAAAGAAAACTCTTTCAAGAAAAGAGGCAGAAAAAGCATTAAAAATGATACATCGAGACTCTAACGGTGGCTCTTTAAAAGTGCAAACATTTCCTATTAGAACCGCCGGTGTATCTGATATTGAGTCGGTTCTTAATGATTTAGAACTTATGGAAAAATGGATACCAGATGTGGTAGTAATTGACTATGCGGGAATTATTAAGGAAGATTATCGTGTATCCACTGATAAAAGGCATAGAGTAGGGGATATATGGGAAAATCTTTCAAGAATTGCTAAATCACGAAATGTTCAATTAGTAACGGCAGGACAAGGAAATCGTGGTGCAAAAGACAAAGACCGTTTAAGTGCTACTGACATGGCAGAAGATTGGTCAATTATTATGACTCTTGATGCTTTAATTGGAATTAATGAGGGGGGACAAGAAACAAGAGAGCGGGTACAAAAGGATAAATACTGGCAACGACAATTTATTGAAATTTTAGAGTGTCGGTATAAAGAATTACGACCAACAGAAGAAGTTATGACATTAAATGCTCTTGCATTAGGACAGGCTGTTTTAGATTCAGAAATTGTATACTAAAAAGAACTTGACAAATCATAATATATATGATAATATTTTAAATTAATAATGACTAAAAAATTAAAGGAGGAAGTATGTTTATTGCAACAAAAATATTCAGGTTTGCTGCAGCACACAAGTTGTCAAGAACGGATGCAGAAAAATGTACTATTTTACATGGACATTCTTATAAGGTGGAAGTGTCCGTATCAGCACAGTGTTTAAATTACAATGACATGGTTTTGGATTTCAACACATTAAAAAATTGTGTGGACATTGAGCAATATGACCATTCATGTTTAAATGATTTTGAAGAAAATCCCACGGCAGAATGGTTATGTGGTAGAATGGCTGCTGAAATTCAACAAAAATTGAGCTCTTTATGCACTGAAAATTTTGTACGGTTGTATAAAGTAAAAGTATGGGAAGAGATTGATAGTTGTTATGCAGAGTATATCAATGAAGAAAATAATGCCGCAAAAAGAGGATAAATGATGCAGATAAATGAACAAAAATGCACAAAGTGCGGGCATATATGGTTGCCGAGAAAAGAAGGCCGCCCTGTGCAGTGCCCCTTTTGCAAATCAGTAAAATGGGATGCTGTAAGACAAGATAGTAAAATTATAAAAAGGAGGGAAAATGACAGAACAAATTAAAGTTGCGGAAATATTTAATTCCATTAGTGGTGAGGTAAATCCGTATGGGCAGGGGGTTCTTACTACATTTCTTAGATTTTCTGGATGCAGCCAGACTTGCCATTATTGTGATACGCCAATTTCAGATTCACCCATGTTATTTGAAAGTACAGAAAGCGTGTTTTTTGCGGTTGTGCCCCTTTTGCAGAAAACAGGGGTGCTGTGTATTACTGGTGGGGAACCATTAGAGTCAAATATAGATTGGCGCACATTTTTTTCATTGCTAAACGAATTAGCAGCTAAAAATAACATCTTTAAGGGGCTATATATAGAAACTAATGGTTGTGAGGACATTTCTACCATTACAAATTTATTTTCAACAAATCTTCTTTATTTTGCACACTCTTTTGTTTTAGATTGGAAAGCAAAAAATGAAAATTGGAAACCTGAAAACATGCAGTATTTACGGGAGTTAGATTTTGTAAAATATTTGGTATACGATTTGGAAACTTTTTTTACTGCTATTGATTTAATTGAAGTATCAAAATTTTTATACGGGGTATCCGGGTTCCATACTGCAATTTCTTTAGTTAATGGTAGCGATAGCAATTTATCAGAAAAATTCATTATTGAAACTTTGTTAGAACGTAATTTACATTGGGTGGTATTAAACACACAAATCCATAAATTTTGTAACTTAAAATAAGGAGGATACAATGGCAGAAAACAAGTTTGAAATCAATGTAATTAAAGCAGTAACAAAAGAATTAAACGAATCTGCTGTAATGAAAGACAGAAAGCCCCTTTCTTTAAAAGGAAAGTTAGGGGAACTGCAAGAGGCGTTTTTATCCGAGTTAGAAGCATTGGATGATGCTGGTTTGGGGGATGATATTCCTGAAAATAGCATTGTTTTATACAATGATTTGGTTGATAACGAAAATCGAGAAAAAGAGGAAAAAGAAATGGCTGCAAAAAAGAAAGCTCCTGCAAAGAAGAAAGCTCCTGTAGAGGGTAAGAAGAAAGCTCCTGTAGAGGGGGGTAAGAAGAAAGCTCCTGTAGAGGGGGGTAAGAAGAAAGCTCCTGTAAAGGGTAAGAAGAAAGCTCCTGTAGAGGGGAAGAAGAAAGCTCCTGTAGAGGGGAAGAAGAAAGCTCCTGTAGAGGACAAGAAGAAAGCTCCTGCAGGAAGTAAGAAGAAAACCGAGGCTACCAAAGCAGAAGAAGCTAAATTGGCAAAAGAGGCATTAACTGCATATGGGAGTAAACCAAATTGTGCAAGTGGTCGTATTGACCAGTGCATTCATATTGGGGGCACCCTAACTGAAATTGCCAATACTGCCAAAACATCAGAAACAAGGGTGCGCCGTTACTTACGGACTCTTAAACGAAGGGGGCTTACAGTAATGGAGAAGATCGACCCTGATAACAAAGCAAACACCACTTATCGGGTAAAAGAAAAATCTCTGTAGTTTACTATGTATTTAGGGCTATGCAGATACTAATTGCATGGCCCTTTTTATTTAAGGAATTAAAAATGATAAATGTAATAGAAAAATTATTAGACATAAAATATCCTGATTGGCGCAATGACTACAATTTTAAAGGAACCCCAGAAAGAGTGTCCAGGTTTTATGATTCCTTAACTTGGGATAAGGTAAAAAGAGAAGAAAATGCCATAAAACATATTGTAACATTCCCTGGCAATGATTCAAAAATCATAACTGTCCCAGCTATTTCTGCTGGAAGTTTGTGCCCCCATCATTTACTACCAGTTTCATATAAAATTACTTTGGGGTACATGACCAAACAGAATACTCCTGTATTAGGGGCATCTAAATTAATCAGAATTGCACGGGAATTGGCAAATGGCCCCGTTTTGCAGGAAGACTTAACTACAAATATTGGTTCATTTTTAAATGGATGTGTGAAAACTCATGGTACTGCGGTTATTATCAAAGGGGTTCATGGGTGCATGCAATCAAGAGGTGTTCACAGTATAAATCCTTATATTACATCTGAACTTACTGGTGTGTTTAAAGAAAATGCAAAAGTAAGGGATGAGTTTTATCATCAAATAGTTGGGGAGTATTAAAATGGATACAGTGGCACTGGTTTCTGGTGGAATGGATAGCTATGTTGGCACATTGTTGTTGGAACGGCAACTCAAAACCAAAATCAATAAAATATACATAGATTATGGTGGGAAATGTTGTGCTATGGAAAAGTTTTATGTGATGCGGCAATTTCCTGATGTTGAGATTGTTAAGGCATTTTCTTTTCTGAATGGCACTGAAACAGGGGATGGTGCTTTTATGTACGCCCGGAATTTGTATTTTGCTCTATACGCATCAAGATTGCATAAGGAAGTGGTTTTATTCGGACATAAAAATTCTGAATTTGCGGACAATACTATTTCTGGCAGATTACAAATGAGTGCGCTTTTGTCCACTCTTAAACAGGACACAGTTACAATATATTCTCCGATAGAACAATTAGAAAAAGAGGAGGTTGTAGATGCTTATATAGAAATTATTTGTCCTGATATTTCAATTTTATTTATGCAAACCTTAAGCTGCACCGAGGGGAAACATTATTGTGGTAAGTGTGTTAATTGTTTCTATTTTTATTGTGCATTATTTTCCCATTTACCACAGATGTGTGATATATCATTTTATAACATGGATATAATTGAAAAATACTACAATAAACTGGATGAGCTTTCCCCTATTAGAAGAAAAACAGTGAGTGCAATAGCAGCTAAGTACGGGGTTAAATAATGCCTAAAATATTTTTAGATAGCGGCGCATTTACAGTAAAATCAACAGGAATTCCTGTAGATATTCAAGCATATGGTGAATTTATAAAAGAAAATTTAGATACCATAGAAGTATACGCAAATCTTGATGTTATTGGAGATAGCAAAGCTGGTTGGGAAAATCAAAAGATTTTAGAAAATATGGGACTAAACCCATTGCCTGTGTTTCATCCTATTTCTGATAAAATAAGTGATTTACATAGGTGTTTGGATAACTATGAATACTTTGGGGTGGGTGGGATAGCGCATGGGGCTACATTTAAACGTAGAATATCTGTATTGGATAACGTATGGGATATTTGCACAGATAAAAAAGGAATGCCTCTCGCAAAAATACATGGGTTTGGTTTAGCAGACATTAAATTAGTTAATCGCTATCCCTGGTTCTCAATAGATAGTTCCAGTTGGGCCACTTATTCTCGATATGGAACAATGCTTTTGCCTAAAATGAAAGCAGGGGTTTGGGATTATACAAGAGTTCCTGTAAAAGTATTTGTATCGAATAACTCACCGTTTAAATGGAATCAAAATGATGACCATGTATCAAATTTTTCAAAAAGCAATAAAAAGGTATTTGACCTTTATTTAGAAGAGAAAGAAGTTCCTTTTGGGGTGTCAGAATGGGATAAAAATTCTGATGGGGAAATAGAGGAAATTGTCATAGAACCTGGGGTAAGCAATGATAATTTCTGGAGGGATTTCATAAATTTTTGTTTTTATCAAGATATGTGTAATGCCCAACCAGAATGGCCATATGTTTGGAAAGAAAAACAAAAATATAATGTGAGGTTATTCTAAAATGAAATTTTATACATCGGGAAACTTTCTTTATATGGCAAAAATGTATAGGGAAAAGCGGTTTATAAAAGAAGCTACATATAGGTATGGATTTACTTTTAATAGACTGGTGAGTTTCTTTTTCCCAAGAGAGTGTAAAAATGTATTTGATGCCGTAAATGGATTAGAAACAAATAAAAAAGGGGTGTGCTATGATCGTAGTAAAGCAATTAAGAGAAGAAAGAAGTAAGGGGCCATTGAAATTGGGATATTCTACTCCCGAAGAATTTATAATTGATAATTTTAATGATATAGAAAAATACCCTGATGTGGCTGATTTATGTGAAGTATTAAAAGCATCCAGAGAAGCCGTGTATCAATGGGCTAAAATCTTGGGTGTGAAACCCAAAAGACCTTTAGGGGCAAAAGCCGCAATTAAGCGAAATGACGTGCGGAATAAAGAAGTGGTTGCCTACATAAAATCCCCAGACCCCCACAGTGTAAAAGAGGCCGCAGAGCATTTTAAAGTGTCACAAACAACAATATATAACATCTGGCATGGGAGACGAAAAGAACATGGAATTACTTAATACTATTGGGATGCTTACGATATGTATTTTAACAACAGTGTTTGTTTTTATGGAAACAGGGGTTGTAACCCTAATAATACTGTTTTGTATGTTTTTGCAGTTACTTACTTTAACCAGAAAAATAAGGAATTACAATGAAAAAAGATGAAATACTTACAATTTTAGAAGAGGTGCTTTTTGGGGTTTCTGAAAAAGGATTGTTTGAAGAAATGGCACATGTTGTTTTTTACAATGGGACAATACTTACTTATAATGACAGTATAGCGGTTAGTGCGGCTCTTCCTGATGGTGAAGGGGGGTTTCAATGTGGTGTAAATGCACAAGCTTTTTATCATGCCATAAAATCCATTCGTACAAAAAACATCGCTGTGGAATTTGATAAAGCGTTGTCTGTTATCGGTGGGAAAACAACAATCACGTTACCCGTATCCAAGTCTACCCGCTTGCAAGAGTTACATAATTCTATAGATGTTGAACATGTGTTAGATTATGCTTCCGTTCTCCCTTCCCAATTTATACAATCTTTAAAATCCGTTGCAGTTATGGCTTCAGATAATATTCATGCTGGGCAAGGAATGGCTTATGTTAGGATTACTCCAAAATCATTAGAGAGTTCTAACGGTGTTAAAGCAGGGTATGTAAAAATGCCAATTAAAATTTCTAAAGAGGTTTATATTCCAAAAACTATTATTTCTGAGGTTCTAAAATTCAACCCCCAGGAAATTGCGATTGATGATTCTTGGGCGCATTTTATTTCAACAGAGGGGACAATTTTATCGGTGCACTTACCGGAGGTTATTAATGGGTTTCCAAGCCCTTCCACTTTTATAAAAGCAGCAACAAAAAAAATTGGAACATTGGAAGTAACACCAGAAATAGTTTCCTCTATTGAAGATTATGGGTATTTTTCTGATGGCTTTACAAAACAAGATAAGAGCATCACTGTATCTTTATCAACAAACACCCTAAAATTATCTATTGTTGGGAATAAAGCAGACGTAGAATCAGAATTAGCAATAGATTATGAAGGAGAGGAAGTGACCTTTGTTTCCTCCGCCCCCTTTTTATCAGAAGTTCTTATTGGTTCTCAATTACAAATTTTTTCTATTTCCGATAACACAGGGATTCTCGTAACCCAGGTAGACGATGGGACATACATAGTGGCTGTTCATTTAAATAATTAAAGAAAGGAAAAAACATGGGGGCTTTTCTATTTCAAGTAAATAAAGAGTTTGCATTTTGTAGTAAATGCAAACTACATGCAAAATGCCGTAACCCACGGATGCCCACAATGGGGAACCTCAAAAGAGATATTATGATTATTAGAGAGTGCCCTACTGCTATTGATGATAAGAAAAATTCTTACTTTTCAGGAGAACAAGGAAAATTCCTACAAAATGCCTTTGCTAAGTATGGTTACGATTTTTATAAAGATTTCATCTTTGAAAATGCACTGGCTTGTTTTTCTGCTAAAGAGCCCACTAAAACGCAAATTAAATACTGCAGGGAGCGTTTACTGACAGCCATTAAAGTAACTGCTCCTAAAGTAATAATTACTTTTGGAAATGCAGCCACATTCTCTGTGCTGAGCCCTGTACTGAAAAACACATCTGTGCATAGTATTGATGGGACAATCATTCCCTACCATGATATTGGGGCCTTTGTAATTCCAATGCAACATCCGAATCGTGTTATCAAATCTAAATTTGATAAATTGTTCCCCGCACACTGGGATAGAACATTAAAAACGTGTTTAGAATTTTGTCAAAACATTCCCCCACTACAAAAAATAAAATATGCCGATAAAATTGAATTTATTACAACAATAAAAGGAATAAAAAAATTATTTAATGCTATCTTACCAAACGAAATAAAGCAAAATAAAGCATTTGCAATAGATTATGAAACATCAGGGCTTACTTTACAGGCGCAAGAGCATTCTGTGTTTTCATGCGCTATAGCTATTGAAAACGGACAATCCTATGCTTTCCCAATTTCACACCCTGAAGCGGGGTTTACCGAAGATGAGCAAGATTACATTATTGATTTACTAAGTAAATTTTTGATAAGCGGTGCTTATTTGATTGCACATAATTCTCATTATGAAACCTCTGTTTCAAGGAACGTTTTGGAATCTGTACCAATTATTGATTGGTGTACCATGAATATACAGCATATTATTGATGTGCGCCCTAAAATAACTGGTTTAAAACATCAGGTATTTGTGCGATGGGGGATTTCTTATGATGAAAATGCTCAAAAATATATATGTGCTGATGAAAGTGGCTTTAATAAAATGCACAAACAGCCATTATCAGAACAGTTAATGTATGTAGGATTGGATAGTTTCTTTACAATGAAATTATTTTTAGCTCAAGAAAAGGAGGTTTATACTGTAGAAGGGGCTGACTTTTTTAATTCAGCCGTTCGTATGTTGGAAAAAGTAAACAATAATGGCTTTTGTGTTAATGAAACATATTTTAAAACTACTACAGAAACACTAAAAAATGAAATTGATGCGTTAACCACTGAAATACACAGGGATTCTGATTTACAAGGGTACTTAAAGCAACAAAGAATGGCAAAAGAGGATTTTAATGTAGACTCACCAACACAACTGGTTCCTTTTTTTTATGAGTACCTAAAAATACCTATTAAGCATAGAACTAATACAGGAAAGCCGTCTGCAGATGAAACAGCATTACTTGATATTAACCACCCAATTATTGATAAAATATTAAAACGTAGAAAATATAGTAAGGCACTCTCCACTTATGTACTGCCTATAATAGATAAAATTTATGACGGTAAAGTTTACCCCCAGTTTTTATTAAATTCTGCTCGGTCATTGCGAAGCTCAGCGGTCGCTCCTAATATCCAAAACCAGCCAAAAAGAAATGAGGAGATCAAAAAAATAGTACGTAGTGGTTATTTTCCAGCTAAAGGACATCGTTTATTTGAAGCGGATTTTTCAGGAGTTGAAGTTGCTACATCTGCCATCTATCACCAAGACCCCGTATTTATCGAGTATCTTGAAAATGATGATGCTGATATGCACAGGGATAATGGTTGTGATTTATGGGTGCTATTGCCTAATGAAATATCAAAGGAAATTAGATTTTATGTAAAAAATGGGTGGACGTTTCCAGAATTTTACGGGGATTTTTTTGGAAGTTGTGCTGAAACTTTATGGGAGAGTAGTTTAAATTTACCTCTTAATGGGAACAAAACAACTATTAAAGAACATATACAAAGCGAATCCTTTTGTTCCCGGTTTAATCGTTCTCCGTTTGTTATAGAGTATAAAAAATATGCAAAAGGAGCATTAACAAAAGAAGATAAAAATACAATGCTGTCTGCTATTGCACAAATAGAAACAAATGGTATTACTTCGTTAGAGTTATTTAAACAACATGCTCGTATGGTTGAGCATTATATGTGGAATGTTCGGTTTAAAGTATATACGAAATGGAAAAATTTAATTCGGAATGAGTACATAAAAACTGGCATGGTTACAACTAAAATGGGGTTTAGATTTACAGGATATTTAGATAAAAAACAAGTTACAAACTATCCCATTCAATCAACAGCATTTCATATTCTACTATGGTGCATGATACAACTGCAGGAGTATTTAGAATCAATTAATGCACAAAGTTTTCTGTGCGGGGAAATCCATGACTCAATGATAATATCTATTGCCCCAACAGAAGAAAAACGGATTATCCGAAAAATAAAACAAATATGTGAAGTGGATGTGCGAAAGGAATTTTTGTGGATTAATGTTCCTTTTAAAATAGATTTAGAGGCTACACCAGAAGTTAATCAATCATGGTATTATTTAGAGGATTATAAGGAGTAAAAAATGACACAAGAATTGCATAAGAAATACCGGCCCGCTTCTTTATCAGAATTAGTTGGGAATAAAGAATCCATTTTGGCCATTAAATCAATCTTAAAAAAAGATAGAGATAAAATACCCCACGCATGGTTATTTTGTGGCCCGCCCGGAACTGGAAAAACCACCTTACAACGAATTATGAGAGACGAATTAGGTTGCTCTACCATGAATTATTTTGAAATGAACAGTTCAATGGTTACAGGTATTGATAATATTAGAAATGTGGAATCACAGGCAAACATGGGTTCTTTGTCTGGGGGAAGCAAAATATATGCTTTTGATGAAGCACACCGCATTTCAAAGCAGGGGTTTGATGCCATGCTTAAAATGTTAGAAGATGCCCCTAAAAATGTATTTTATTTTCTTGGAACCACAAATCCAGAAATGCTCCCTGCAGCAATTAAAAGCAGGTGCACCATGATACACACTACATTATGTAATTCAAAGACCCTTTCTACTCTGATTAAAAAAGTTATTAAAAAAGAAACTGATGAAGAATTCCCATCTGATGTTATTAAGGCTATTGTAAAAGCCAGTGGGGGTGCCCCAAGAGATGCTTTGAAACTTTTAGATTTTGTAATTGATATGGAAGATTTTGATTCCATGATTGCATGTATTGAAAGTACGATTGTTTCTGAGGGGGATACGGATACAATCGAATTGTGCAGGGCATTACTTACCTATAAGCAAACCACATGGAAAGAGGTATCAAAGATACTCCGCACAATCAAAGGTGATGCTGAGGGAACTCGTAGGATGATTTTAGGATATTGCAATAAAGTGTTGCTTAATAATGGGAATGAAACAGCTTTTGATATCATCAGACAATTTAGTGAAAACTATTTTGATACAGGAAATGCGGGATTAACTGCTGATTGCTACGAAATTTTCCAAAATTAATCGTATTTGAATGAAAAACGTAGAAAATGTATCAATACAGGGGCAAAATCTCTCCTATTTCCAGTTTTTATTGAAAAAAATAGATTTTACTTTTTAGAAAAATTATAGTATACATGTGTCTACAATCAATAGGGGATACTATGAGCAGAACAGAATATGCTTTTGATGTTCAAGTGGATTCAGACAATCTTCCTTGGGAATGGGGCCGCCAATCTTCTATTTATATGAAGTATGGCATAAAAGAAGCAAATGCCGCATACACTAAAGACAAAACAAAAGAGCGGTTAGATTTATTAATTTCTAAAAAGAAATTAGAAGTAGTTAGAAACAAAGAAAAATACAATCTTCCTGATAATGCAAAAATTGGTGAGATTGATGCGGTTGTATCCCTATTTCCAGAAATCATTGAATTACAAGAAGAGTATTTGTTAGATTGCAAAGAGTGTCGGGTACTGAAACATGCTCTTCGTGCGCTTGATCATAAAAAAACAGCACTCGAATATGCAACAGAATTAATTTTTAAATATCACTATTCCGAACCAAAAATTGAAATGGAGGTAAAAAACAAAGTTACTGGAAACGGCAGTGAAGAAGAACGAACAGCATTGCGGGACAATAGTCGTATGCAAAGTCGCAAAAAGCGGAGATTGCAAAAACTTAAAACCCAAAACAAAGGACAAGAAAATGGCTAAAGGAAAAAAGGTATCAAAATTTAGACAAAAGATGAAGACAAAAGGCAAGAGTTCTATTGAAAAGCAGTTGAAAACTTCGTATGAATCAAAAGAAGGGTCAGGCAAGTTTAAAACATATCTGCAAGACTTGCCCCGCCCTAAATGGAAATGCACAAATGGTGACCATATTATTGACATCATCCCTTGGTTTGCCGGCAACAACCACCCCACACTATCTGCAGAGGAAGATACTTATGCTGTGGATTTGTTTACCCATTCAAACGTTGGTGTTGTGGAAGAGCAAGTGGTCTGCCCTGCAATGACTTTTCAGGAACGCTGTCCTATTTGTGAACGAAAGAAATTTTTACAGGGAAAAGGGCTGTACGATGAAGATAAAAACCCTCTTAGGACTTCCCGTAGAATGGTGTACTATGTTGTTGTGTACGATACACCACAAGAAGAAGCAAAAGGGGTGCAGGTGTGGGAGTGTTCCCATCATTTAGCAGAGAAGCAATTTATAGGATTGGCTAAAAATAGAAAAACTGGTGGGTACCGCTCCTTTGCCGACCCTGATAAAGGGAAATCTATTGAGTTTACACATGAGGGCAAAGGTGCAGGAACCAGATATACAGGGGTGCAGTTTGTTGATCGAGATGAACCAATTTCTGATGATATACTTGATCAAGCTGATTTTCCTTTAGATGAGTGTGTTGAAATTTTGACATACGATGAATTATTTGCTAAAGCTTTTCCTGATATTGACTCTATTACTGACACAGAAAAAATAGAAGAGCCAGCAGAAGAGCCAGCAGAAGAGCCAGCAGAAGAGCCAGCAGAAGAGCCAGCAGAAGAGCCAGCAGAAGAGCCAGCAGAGCCAGCAGAGCCAGCAGAGCCAGAAGAGCCAGAAGAGCCAGCAGGTAAGCCTACTTGTTTTGGTGATGCCGATTATTATGATAAAAATGATGATGAATGTATAGAATGTTCATTTTTTAAACTTTGTGGTAAAAAAGCAGCCCCTCCTTCAAAAGGGGAAAGAAAGAGGGGAAAAGTAGAAGAGCCAGCAGAAGAGCCGGCAGATAAGCCTACTTGTTTTGGTGATATAGACGAATACGACCCTGCAGATAAAGTCTGTAGTAATTGTGCATTCTATACACCCTGTGGTAAAGCAGCCGACCCCACTCCAAATCCAAAAGGGGGGAAGAAAGTAGAAGGGTCAGAGGAAGAATTGCCAAAAGTAACAAGACGCAGAAGAAGAAGGTAGAGTTTGTATATTTTAGTATGGGGGGCTGTTCTTTTGGCCCCCCATATTTATAAGGAGAATATATATAATGGCCAAAATAAGCAGGCGCAGAAAAAGATTAGCAGAAGAAATTGAAGAAGAAATTGAAGAATCTGGTAAAAAATTATTATACACCCCTGTGCAGACAAAATTAATGATTAGCTCAGGTTCCACCCTGGTTGATTTGGCAATTAGTGGTGGGCGTGTGCGAGGGGGCGGCATTCCAGGTGGGATATTGGTAGAAATTTATGGAAGAAGCAGCAGTGGCAAAACTGCAATGGCAATGGAAATATGCGGTTCAGCCCAACACAAAAACGGCAGCGCAATGGTTCTTGACCCTGAAAGTCGTCTCGATAAAGAGTATGCAAAAACTTATGATGCAGAAATCCCCAAAGATAATTATTACCGCCCAAATACGGTTAATGAAGTTATCAGTAAAATACAGGAATGGGAACCTAAAGATACCAATGTCATAAATGCTTGTATTGTGGATAGTATTGCTGCCCTATCCACTGAAAATGAGATGGATACTGAAGACAAACGAGGGCAGCAAAGGGCCAAAGATTTGTCTGCTGGTATGAGAAAAACTGCTCGAATAATATCGGTTCCACATAAATTGACTGTATTTACAAATCAAGTTCGTGCTGGCGATTATGGTGACGTGACTCCGGGCGGTTTTGCAGTTGGGTTTTATGCAATGCTTAGAATGCGATTACAGCCCGGTAAACCAAAGAAGATAGAGCAACAGAAAAAATTATCTTCTGGGGTGACTGTTAAAAAAGTAATTGGTGTTAATACTATGGTAACAATGGTAAAAAATCATATTGATAACGAATATAGAACAGCACCACTATCTGTCATCTATGGTGTAGGGATTGATGATATACGTGCTAATTTACAGTGGTACAAAGATATGACACAGGGGCGTAAGTATGATTGTGTGACAAAAGAGTTTTCTTCTATGGATTCAGCCATCAGACACATTGAAAAAGAAAATCTGGAAGCTGATTTACGAGAAAATGTAATTGATTTATGGGAAGAAATTGAAAACAAATTTAGAAAAGATCGCAAAAAGAAAGTGAGGTTTTAAAATGGGGAAAGTAACCACAATCCAAAAAACAATCACAATCCAAAAAACAGTACAAGAGAAGCAGTTCGAACCACTCAGTATCACTGTATCAGAAACAAGAGAATTGTCCTATTCTTCTGTTAAAGATTTACAACAACAAACAGATGCGTTTTTTGAAGACATCTTTTTTGATTTGAAAGACATGTTCTTACAGAAAGGAATGGATATAGGAGTTCTCAATGGCTAAAACATTGTTAATTGATTGTCATTTTCTTGGGCACAGGGCCAGATTTATACATGGGGAGTTAATTACCCGTTCCGGGGTTCCATCAGGTGTTATTTTTGGGTTTTTAGACCAGATAAAAACACTAATGTATGCAATGGAAACCACTGATATTGTATTTTGTTGGGACTCTTTCCATTCTATCAGAAAAACAATGTCATCTGAATATAAAAATAAGAAAGGAAAACCATTATCTCCTGTAGAAATACAATCTTTAAAGGTAGCAAAAGACCAGTTTAAGAAATTACGCAGGTCATTACTTCCTGATATGGGATTTGTAAATAATTTTATTCAAAAGGGATACGAGGCTGATGATGTAATGGCCTCTATTGTTAATTCATACAAGAATAAAGAATTTGTGATTGCTTCTGCAGACCAAGACCTTTATCAATTACTTAATGACCACACCTCTATGTATGATATGAAAAAGAAAATATTATACACAGAGGCTTCCTTTGAAAAAGAGTTTGGCATCCCAATAAACAAGTGGCCGCAAGTAAAAGCCATTGCCGGATGTTCCAGTGATAATGTGATTGGAATTGAACGTGTGGGAGAAAAAACTGCCTGCTCTTATTTACGGGGAGAACTAAAATCCCATACCAAAGCATACGCTAAGATTGAGGCGCAGCAGGAGGAAATGCTACAACGCAACATGCCCCTTGTTAAACTCCCTTTATCGGGAATAAACAAATTTATAATTAGGAAAAACAAATTAAATTTTGAGCATTTTTTAGATGTTTGCTATGCGTATGAATTTGAAAGTTTTATTAACGGCCCCATTATTGAAGAATGGAGGACAATATTCAATGACTGAAAAAACAGAATTAGCTAAGTACACAAGCAGGCGTGTTCGTACTGGAAAAGCCAAAGGAAGGAGACTACAAAAATATGTTGCGGGAAAAATCTCTGAAATGACTGGCATTTCTATGGGAAAAGATAGAGATATTGAATCAAGGGAAATGGGGCAAGCGGGGGTGGATATCAAACTATATGGGAAAGCAAAAGAGCTGTTTCCTTATGCCATTGAGTGCAAGAACGCACAAAATTGGAGTTTCAAAGGGTACATCAAACAGGCCAGAGATAATAATACGGATGGTTGGGATAATTGGCTATTATTTGTTGGTAAAAACCACTTTAAACCGATTGTGCTTATGGAAGCCGATTTGTTTTTTGAATTATTTAATGGCATAGAATTATATGAAAAAACACTTAAATCTAAAGTGCAATGGAGTGTAGCAAAAAATGTAATAGCTGCCCGGAAAAAAATAAAAGACAATCTTTTTATTTTTCATTGCATGAATGACAAAGAAGAGCGCTTTGCGATTATGGATGCAGATTTGTTTTTTAAACTATATGCAGAAAGGATAATTAAATGAAAAAATACCAAAAGTTTTTTCAAAAATTAGAAAAAGCCAATGGAACTATAAATAAAAAAATTCTTTTAAATGACATGCTACAAGACGCGGTATTCCAGCGCATTTGTAATTTGGCATTAAACCCCAAATACTCATTTAAAATAGCATCAGTATCCCCGCCCTTGTTCCCAAAAGAAAAGAAAACAACTGGGGATATACTTGATTTATTAGAACAATTTGCTGAACAATCAGGGGTGTCTAAAGAGGACAAAAAACAATTAGTTTCCTACTGCACTACCCCCGCTAAAGTAGACGTGGTTAATCGGATATTGCGTAAAAATTTAGGGTGTTCTGTGGCAGCAGCAGCAATTAATAAAGCATGCCCCGGTCTTATTCCAGTATTTTCTTATCAACGGTGTTCTACATTTAAAAAAATAGACAATATAACTTTCCCTGCTTTAATTCAGCCAAAAATGGACGGCCTCTTTACAAATGTATTTTCAAATAAAGTGCTTTCAAGGAAAGGAAAGCCCTTTCTTTTTTGTTCAACGAAATTATACAGAGATATAAAAAAATTACATGATTGTGCTGAAAAAGAATATATTTTTTTAGGGGAGGGCTTGGCTACTTCTCCTAAAACTGGTGAAATTTTAGACAGACAAACAAGTAATGGTATTTTGACTAAAGCAATCAAAGGCACAATTTCTGAAAGTGAAAGTGAAAGTGTGGTATTTATTTTTTGGGACATAGTGCCACTTAGTAAATGGTCTGCAGGAAAATCATACCATATTCCTTATGAAGAACGGTTAGCTTTATTGGATACAATCCTTGAGGAATGCGACAATCCCCGATTTCAGACTATCCCAACTTTTTGTGCAGAAACAAAAGAAAAAGCAGTGCAAATTGCAGAGGGGTTTATTGAAGATGGGGGGGAGGGTGCCGTAGTCAAATCAAAGAATTTTATTTGGTGTAATTCCACATCTAAATTTATGATTAAAATAAAAGCAGAGGAAACCTGTGATTTAGTTATTGTTGATTGGGAATATGGTAAAGCTGGTGGAAAGTATGAACATGGCTTAGGAGGATATGTTTGTGAAACAAGGGATGGGAAGTTGCGGGTCACAGTAGGTACTGGATTATTAGAAAAATATAGATTATCAAAAACAGAAGTATTTGATAATGCAATCGGAAAAATTGTTGAAGTTACTTATGGGAATAAAATACAAGATAAAAAAGGAAGTTTGTATTCTCTATATTTACCAAGATTTGTAGGCAATCCATTTAGAGTTGACAAAGATATTGCAGATTCAATAGAGGAGGTTGAATAATGAGTAGGCTTAATCGTAGAAAAAGAGAAGTGGTGGCGAAAGAACCAACTCAAAAATACAATGGCCATTATGCTGGTGGTGGTTTTATTTTTAAACCCGGCAAATGCAGAACGAAAAGAACACATAATTTTGGAGAGGGGGATTGTGTAGATGTGGCCATTTGTATGACAAAATGCTACCCCATGCTTTGTAAAACCGCCGCTTCTGTGTTGTTACCCATTGATAAGGGGGTTTGGAGATAATTATGATAAAAACGATTGATATACAGGGGTTTCAGTCTCATTTAAATACTACTTTATATTTACACCCAGGTTTAAATGTAGTATTTGGAGAAACAGATTCAGGGAAGAGTGCTATTTACCGGGCTTTGGAGTTTGCAGCACTAAACAAGCTGCCCCGCATTAAATCAAATGGCAATCGTGATGAGTATATTAATTGGGATTTGAAAGATAATAACTCTGCTACTATACGAATTGAATTTGATGATGGCACCTTTATTGAACGAGAAAAAACCCCAACTGGAAAAATAAACCAATATAACATTACTGGATTTGATGAACCATTAGTGGCACTGAGACAACAATTACCAAAAGAGGTGTTTGCTATATCAAAAATGGAGGCGGCTAATTTTCAAAGCCAAAAACATCTGTATTTTCTTTTAAATGAATCAGCAGGCACAGTAGCAAAGGAATTTAATAAACTTTCTAATATTGAGATTTCTGATATTATCCTTAAATTGCTGCGGTCAGATAGTTTGTTGGCTAATTCCCAAATTAAAGCAGCGGATACTGAAATTAAACGATTAGATAATGAACTCCATAAATATAATTCCTTGGAAGAAGCACAAAAGGAATTTTATAAATTAGAAAAATTAGAAAAAACCATAAAGAAATACTCAGATAAATGTGAAACACTGGTTGAAGTGTATAACCAGTTTATTGATACTTCTGAAGAATTGGAAAAATTTAAACCTGTTTCCTTTGCAGCAAAAGAAGCAAAAAAATTAAAAAAACAAGAGGAAGTTATTTTTGAGTTAAAAGAAACAAGAGATGCGTCTTTCCTGCTAAGCCAGCAACTCATAGCAGCAAAAAGAGAGCTTGGGGCATACAAACACATAGCCCCTGCAAAAAAACAGCTTAAAAAGCTAATCACAGAACAAAAGAAAATTGATGCGTTAGAAACAACATTTGCTGTGTGGGTAGCTGTTTATAATTCTTATGTAGAATTGCAAGAAAATGATGTTACTTCTGAACTTTCTAAAGCAGAAAAAGCATTAGATACAATGCAAAAGCATTTGCGTGTGTGTCCTCTTTGTAAATCACCATTTAAAGGAAAATAAAATGAAAATATTATGTTGTGCTGATATACATATCACTGACCAAAAACCTAAATTTAGAACATCCAAATATACAAACCAGTTATTTAACAAATTAGATTGGATACTCAAGGTTGCGAAAGAGGAAAACTGTTCAGTAATTGCAAATGCAGGAGATTTGTTTGATACTTCAAATATTTCTTATTCTTTGTATACCAGAACAGTACGAACATTTAAAAAAGGCACTGTTGATTTTTTAACCATAGCGGGACAGCATGATTTACGTTGGCATACCACTCCACTTGAAGATACTCCTTTAGGAGCATTAGAAGCATCAGGATTTGTTATAGTTCCCGATGAAACCACTGTGTATAAACGAAACGTACATTTTTATAATATGGGGTGGGGACAAGAAGCACCAAAGAGTATTAACCAAGAAAATGTTAATATTTTATTAATACATACCATGGTTACAAAAGCAGGACCATTATTTGAAGGACAAGAAGTAACCGCATATACTACTGGAAAAGCGCTACTTAAACGATACAAAGAATTTGATTTTATTATTTCAGGTGACAACCACGAAACACACACAACTACAGTTAATGGGAGAATAAATATTAATCCAGGCTCTTTGATGCGAAAACGAAAAGATCAAATAGATCACCAGCCCTGTATTTATATTTTAGATACTGTGAAGGGAAAAGCAAAACAAATATTTATTCCCGTAGAACCAGTAGAAGATGTTTTTGAATTAGAAAAAATAGAAACTGAGTTAGAAAAAAAAGAAACTGAAAAAGCTAATATCTCAAAATTTACTGATGCCCTGACTTCAACATTAGCAGCCCCTAAATTTATTGATACTCTGCAAAACATAATTACCGTCAATAAAATTAAGAAAAACACAAAAACCCTTTTGGACAATAAAATTGAAGAAGCAAAAAAAGAAATAGAAAGCACTTGACAAATTATACATATTATGATATACAATGTACTAAGTAATCAGCAGAGTTTTGTAATTAATCCGTTTAAAAAGGGGGAATTAAGAGGTGCCAAACAATGAATAGTTTATTATCAGAAGAAGTCAATACAGCTTTTATGAATATCAGCAATGATATAGCAGATATTGCTTATAATAATGGTATGTATGATTGGTTGTTTGGGTTTTTCACATTGTCGATAGACGAAAACCAGAGCTGTATTATATCATTTTTAAAGATGGAAATTTGGTGCAGTGAGAACGATGAACGAGATTATGTTGAAGATAATGATGAGTATGAACCACTGGAACCGTATCTACGAAAAGAAATTAAGAAAATCCTAACCATGATATTGTCGTTTATTGCTATTAAAATTTAAGGAAGAGGAGGATTTTGGAATGGGTTATCAAACAGTAAACACCGGTACTATTTATAATAATTATAACATACAAACAAAAACAAAGCATATTTACCATATTAATGACCAACAATTTTTTAATGATAATTTATTCTATATTTTAAAAAAGCACCAAGAGTATCTTTTACCAGAATTGGGCATTGAAAATAGAAGGAGTTATATAATAAATAGTTGGTGGGTTTGGGAAACAAAAGATAAAAACAGCAATATATCTGTTAGAAAAATAGAGGTAAGGCCCCTTAAAATGAAAGTCACAGAAGAACCACAAGGCTTAAAAATCGAATTTGAGGGCGGGCCAACAGGGTTTGAAAAATATTATGTTGAAGATTTAATAAGAAGCAAAGAAAGAGAACTTTGTATTTGTGCGGGAACATATAACTCATATCCAGTTGTATATGTTCCCCTAAAACAAGTATTCTTGTTTATTAAATATAATATTGCCGCATTTGCTGTATTAGATGCGGTTGATATATTAGACCCTGATTGTCCAGACCCAGATGCGTATATTGATGGTAATTGTTGTTTTTAAAATTCAAACAAGGAAAATATTATGGTAGGATTGTGGTGAGGCTTTAAAATGAAAATCACAGAGATTTGGCCGCAATAAAAACAACTGAATTTTAAAAAATGGGTAGGGTTATGATAAATTATACAAAAGACGAACTTACAGAAGAAAAATTTTTCAAAATAATGGATGGGATGGAAGATGTAAATAGAAAAATGGTGCAAAAAATTGAAAAAAAAGCACCAATCTGTCATTTCAGAAAAATGGATAGGGAACAGTCAGATGCGGTTGATGGATATTATACGGCATGGTGGGAATGTTCTGTATGTGGACACACAAAGGCATTATAACAAATGGTTGGATTGTGGTGAGGCTTTAAAATGAAAATTACAGAAGCATGGATGAAAAAACTACAAGGAATGAAATAATGAAAGATAAACTTGCTATTATCGAAAAAGGCTTACAAGGGGAAAAATGGACTATAACAGGTTCATCATCGTATGACTTACCTGATTATCAGCCCAAAGATATAGATGTGTGTGTCTTGTGTGATGATAATCAGAATAGAATTATAAGCGCAATCTCTGGTATTTTTCCAGAAAAGCTAATCTCTTTATCCCCCGATTATAAAGTACCGTTTGGGTGGGGAGGGGAAACGGATTATAGAATAAAAGTAAATGATTTTGATTTTTTTATGGTCCCTCCGTGGTCTTTTGATATTATTAAAAAAACCACGGAGGCGTTAAAAGCTATGCCAGCAGCCATAAAGCAAATGATGGCAATCGACAAAGAATTTAGGGTAGAGTTATTTCAACTGATAGCCCGTAATTTTTTTAAGATAACAACTAAAAAATAGGAGACAGAACAATATGACCATGATTGCGAGGAGACTTTAAATGGTTGTCAGTAAAGAACGATTATCCAAAGGGTTTAAGCAAGTATCTTGCCTCCGCCACAAATGGACAGATGGCTGGGTATGTGAGAAGTGCGGTATTAAACGAGCGGATTATCTGGAGCAGACAGGCCGTCCGGCGAACACTATGCCAAGAGTGCGGCGGGTTGACAGGGGTATAGAGCTTCTCACAGAGCTGCTATTGCGCCAGAATAT